CATCGGTGTGAGCAGAATCATTTTGTAGGTCGAGTGTCACAATACTTACTTTTTTACCATCAGATTCAATTGCAATCTGTGGTGACGCAAGAACGCCAGCTGCCCGTAAGACCCAATCAAAATCTTCCGCTGTTAAATCAAATTTAATCTCTGCATCAGGCATCGTCAGAGCTTTCTCTGGCGGTGTGACAATCATATTTGCAGGAGTAAAACGATATTTGATCTTAGAACGACCTTTGTTACCAACAATGGTAACTTGCTTGTCATCAAATTCAAATGACGGATCATCTTTGTGGAGAGAAATGACCGACAAGAAATTGTTCAGGTCATAGATGCCAAACTCGGCAGGAATATCTTCTTTAATATCTACTTCAGCAAGAATGTTCTTGTGTGAAGAAACAGTCTTTAGTGTTTTACCTTTTTTGAAAAGGATACCTTGGTTAATTGCACCAAAGTTTTTGAGAACCGAAATGGTTTCGTTTGATAATTTCATTTTTACCTCTCATAATTAAGATTTATCAATAGAATATATTGTATCATGTTCGTATAGAAACATGAGGCAACACATAGCATGAGCAAGATGGTGTTTACCAGATTCGGGATCTAGCTGTTCGCCTTCTTTCCATGCCCAAAGATGGCGATTTAAAGCATCAAAGTAACGGCGTTTAGCATCTGAAACATGTTGCCAATTGTCACGCTCATACTTCTGAGCACCAAATGTTAAAATTTCAACCGTTGCTTTAAGTGCTTGTGGTGGAAGTAAACCATACTCCAATTTACCAGTATCGAATTTTCTTCCAATTTCCGACATTATAATTTACCTGTGTGTTGTGCAACAGCTGGCATATTTCCAGTAAATGCGTATGTACCAATGTGTTGAGTTCTAACCCAAGGACACAAGAACACTTTACCACCAATTTTTCGCCACATCTGACAGAACATATAATCTTCACTTAGATAACGATCAGAACCGCCGCCTGTAATGGAATCTTTCGAATCAATTACTGTATCAAAGTATGCGTGAATATACCGTGAACCATCAAAGTGAGCTTGACCAACATGGTCTGGTTTGTAATGAATCATTGGATAAGCATCTTTCATCTTATCAAATACTTCTCTTTTAACCATCATATAACCAGTACCAATTTCTAAAACTTCCAAAGGTTCAGTTACTTGAAAAGAGGAAGTTCCTTTTACAACATTAAAGACATATTCACCAACCAAATTTTCTAGCTCTCTTGGATCCATATCAGGATTTTTTCTCGCAGCTAAAGCTACATTACCCCAATTGATTGATTTTTTAGGATAAGGACCGCCAATTACATCTTTATCCAAAGCCAACATAGCCAAAACATCTTGTGGATTAAAATGAATGTCACTATCAATAAAAAGTAGATGGGTAAAATTTTCTGAGCGAATAAATTCATCTACCAAATAATTTCTGGCTCTTGTGATAAGAGATTCATTAAAAAGAAAAGAGAATTTTGTTTCGATACCATACTGACCTAAACTTGTTTGCAAATCTAGACATGATTTGATATAAAGACCATGTGCCATACCGCCGTACATTGGCGTGGCAATAAAAATTTTATTCTTTTTTAAATCTTCAATTTTTGCTTGAATTTCCATGACAACTCCATAAACGAAAAAGAGGAAGTAACACCTATATGTATTACTTCCTCTACGCTTTTCCTAAACTATTTTAGGCAAAAGCACGCTCTCCCTGAGCACGCAGAGCTGCGATACCTGCAGCTACGATGCGCTTGGTTGGCTGACCAAGGCGATAGAAAGAAACTTTGTCGCCGTTTGCATTGACACGGGTGTTGTGATAAATTGCATGACCTTCGTTACGCAACTCATTGATTGTTGCAGAAGGATTAGCAATACCAAAAACAGACTGCATCTTAGCTACGGTGAGGGTGTTGTAGTCGCTGTCTTTCGAAAGATAGGCGAGAACTTTAGCTTTAGCTGATTTCATTACAAATAACTCCATAAATTGGTCTCAACAAGGTAAACATTTGAGAGGAGACCGTTCTCTCAAATTCGATAATATAATTATAACATGTTTAAGTAAGTAAGTCAACACTTTTACAGGCAAATGTTTAAAAAGGGGCCTGTGTTGCCACAGGCCCAAGTGCCGAACTACAAACTTATTAGAAAGGTTGTGAAGCATCAACTTCGGGTTTTACTTCTTCTACCACAGGTTCGGGTTGTGGTGCCAGAATTTCATCGGCAGAAGCACCTGCATCAACTTTGGTATACAGGTCAACAAATGATGCCTTAGTGTCATCATCAAAACGATTCAGACACAGAGTAATTGCCTTCATCTTGTCACCAAAGATGCCGTATGTTTCAACGATATGCACCAAACGGCGAGTAGAAATCACTTCATCGCAACCGCCATCGGCGAATGTTTTACGGATAACATCAGCCCAAGTAACCAGTTTTTCAGCAAAGTCATCATCTGCTTTGCCTACTGAAGCAAGTTCTTTCTCAATAATCTTGCGCTCAGTTTTTACAGGCGGAAATTCTTGTTCCATTGTGGTACGAAAACGCTCAAGGAATGCTTCGTTCAAAACATTGGTGAACATATAACGACCGTCATCTGAACCTTTACCTTTTGTATTCGCAGTAGCAAACACGGTGAAACCAGGTGCAGGTGAAATTAATTCACCTTTCTTTTTCAGCATAAACGGTTTGCCTTCTAATACACGCTGCAAACTGGAAAGATTCTGAGCACCGTAATCAATCTCATCAATACAGAGAACGGCACCTTGACGAGCGGCAGTAGTTACAGGACCGTCACGCCATTCCATATTACCATCAATCAGAACATAGTTACCAAGAAGGTCACTCTCATCAGTTTCAGGCGTCATTGATACACAAATGAACTTGCGTTTTGCCTTAGCACAGGCTTGTTCAATTGACATGGTCTTACCATTACCAGAATGACCTGAGATAAACACAGGAAAGAACCGCATCGATTGAACGATTGACAATACATCATCAAAGTTACCAAACGGTACATAGTTTTTGTAGGCAACAGGAACTAGATTTGTTACATCTAGGTCGGTAGTTACATTACTGATTTTGTGGTTTGATTTTTCAGTAGGTTTAGCCATAGGAATCACTTGCGCTTGTAGAGCAGGTTGCATATCAACATTGGCACCTGGCACACGATACTGACCACGACCAACACGGTTAGAATCTTCTTTAGTGAAGAATTGGGTTGATTTAAGACCAAGTTTGGTCGCAATCGATTTGATTTCCGTTTTACTAATGGTTTGTTTACCAGTAGCAATCAAGGCATCAATGAACATCTGTTTTAGTTCGGCACGGCTATTCATAATGTAAAACTCCTATCAATGAAAAATAATTATATCAAATAAACAACAACTTAAGCGGCAATACCTTGGATAAACCGAGATACTAATACACGATTTACTGCCCGTTTCTTATTATATTTGGCAAAAGCAGTTGCCAATTTACGAGCAGAGAATTTGCCTTCTACTTCAATACCAACTTCATCATCGGTAGTTAAATCTTCACCACCTGAAATGAAAAAGAAATTCTCATAACCAGGCAATTTACAAACAAGATACTTCTCATTCTTAAACTGCTTAATGGCTTGCTTACGCACTACATCAGCAGCTTCAGGACCAATTTCTTGTGCTAATTGCCAGTAATCTTTACTATCATTATAAAGATACCTGTTACTTACAACATATTTGGTTTCACGGCTAGGTACAATAAAGAAACCAAACACACGAGCACCAGTTACTTTTTGAAACCACAACAATAAGTTTTTAGCAATATCTTCGTTACAGTCACAAATTTTCATTTCAAATTTGTTCTGACGGTCACGCATCATAAAAACATGGTCACTAGACCAATATGTGCTTTGTTTTTTAACTTTTTCCATCAAACCAGTAGAATGATTAAAAGTTTCTTCTTCAACCCAATAAGCATTGGTATGATCAGCATCACCATCATGGATCACAACCAAACTACAAATGTCCAGATTATTAACCTTCTTAAATGTTTTCATAACCTCAGCAGTAGCAATAATTGCTTGTGACATTGGTGTATTGTTTAGCTGCTCAGAATCAGGTCTAGGCGAATGGCGATAATTGTTTTCTTTGTAAGATTCCATGAGCAAACACATATTCTTTAATGCAGCCGTAAACTCAGCGCCAGACATTTTAGAATTTAAATACTCACGCAAATGAACATTACCAAATTCCATTTCACCAATGTTTTTACTGAATGAATTGTATTTGCCATCTTTGTATCTACCATATTCACTCTTAAATAATCGGTTAGATTCACTCATGTAGTCACTATCAACACCAAGGTCCATAGCACGAACGGTACCTGATTCAGTAAAACCATAAACAACAAATGGAATGTTCACTTTGCGGCAGAACATTGACAACACCAAAATCTGTTCAATAGAACCAGACATATTTTTTGACATTGAACCCGAACGGTCAAGCAACAACACCAAACCGTGTGATTTACCTTTAGGTGTCAACATCACTTTACGGAAAATGTTGTCATCAAACTTGTATGAAGATAGTTTGTTAATGTCAATGTCGCCGGTGTCGGACAATTTAGATTTGCTAAATGCCTTGGCAGCTTTACGCATTTCAAATTCTTTTGCAAGCAGACCAATATACCTTTCATTACGGCGTTTGAATTCGTTCACCAGTTCCATTGCTTTTTCTGGTCTAAGAATTTTATCTTTGATGAATCTATTATATTCTTTCGTCATCAATTCTTGAACTCGCTTGACAGGCGTAATGATGTTGTTCATGTTTGGCTTAGGAATATCCACATACACAAACTCTTTACATTTGTCATCAAGCAATTGAACTTCGTTGCGGCGATAGTTTTCATCCGTTTCACAGGTTGGGTCAAATTGGTCAATGTCACCAGGTCGTGATGGTTTGTCGTGGTTAATGCTTGTACCGTTTTCTAAATCATCTTCACCTTGTTCTTCATTACCAGCTCGACTGCGTTTAGATTTGGTGTCGCCTTCTTCAAAATCTTCTTCATCAGAATCGCCGTCACCGTCACCATCTTCATCGTCATAATCGTCACCATAGTCAGACATTTCATAATCATCATTACCATCACCATATTCGTCTGACATTTTGGCCATCATTTCATCAAAATAGTCCAATGCCATTTCATGTTGTTCTTCTTTTGAGTATTCATATACTTTGTCGGTGATACGAACAACATCTTCCCAAGTTTCTGCTGCCTGAACTTCTTTCACCAACAATTCTTCTTTTGCGGAGAATTTAATCCAAGTGGAAGACCATTGTGATTTGCTGAACAGATTTAGGCGGTCAATAAAAGGCATTGCGTTTACATCACGACCACGAATACCAAAGAAATCACGAGTAGTCAATTCTTGGTATGCCTGACGAAAAGAAGAATTCAAACCAGGGTATTTGCGTTTGACTTTTTTCTCAATACGGGCATCTTCAACAACATTCAAAAAGTTTTTATAATTTTTGTTCTTGTCATTGTCCATTACCGCATCATGCCAACCTTCGGCAGGAGTATAGAGTGCGTGACCAACTTCATGGCCAACCAACAGGTCATAGATAATGCCTGTCATGTTTTGCCAAATAGGCAGATAAAGAATACGATTTTTGGTATCGAATTTAGCGGTGTTAATTTTCTGGTGCTGAACCGTGAGATTTTCGGTTGCCAGTAATTTTGCTAATTGTGATTTTTGTTCGGCAGTAAACGACATAGTACCCTCATTCATTATTATTTAACCATTATACTATAACCAGGTTGGTTTGTCAATGGGTTTGTTGTATAGAAACAACACCATTAAACACAGACCTGGTCTATGTTAGTGACCACTTACTTACATGAATGGAGCGGTTAACAGGAGTTAAACCTGTCTGCCTACGGGGGTAGGCTGTTCTCGGACTCACCGCATGAAAGGATATTATACGCTACTTATCGACCCACTTGAGGCAGATATTTAGCCTTTGTTTCTTCCCATGATAACACGGTAAGGTCATCATAGAAAAGAGTGTCAGAAGAAACTCTGCCTTTTTTAACCAACTGTTTAATTCTTGGCTTGGCGTGTTTCTCTTTCCATATGTTACTTAGTGTTTCTACATCAGTATTAAACAACTTTTTCATATCTTTGCCATCATTATCGCCTCGGAGAAATTCGCAAGTCTTATCATATAGAGGTGCAAAATAAATACCTCTTGCGTGTTCAGAACGAATTAAATCTTTTGGCACAGACAACTTAGCATAAGCAAAAGACAATGAACGATTTTTGTGGTCACGCTTATGTGGTTGACCACTTGGTTTCTTTGCTACATACCATTCAAAATACTTTCGTGTATGGTTTACTTTCAACCACTCACGAATCATATACCGAGTTTCTTGTAATGGTTCAAACGATACTGAACCTGAAGTAAAGCCCATTGGCTGCCAGAAGTCCAGATTATCGTATTGGGATAACCCACCAGCTTTTGTTTTACCATAAAGTGATGTTGTTGTAATACTTACCAACTTATCACCATATAGTTTTTCCCATAATTGTTGTATGGGTGTAGCTAAACAAAGCAAAGCCAACAATTTACCGCCAACATAATTAAAACCAAGAGGTTGTAATGGCACAATTGTAGAACCAATCGCAGTATGATTAATCATGCCGCCTTGTGTTTTCTTTTCTCTACTCCAACCAATAAAGTTATCTCTTGGTGTTAAATCTAAAAAGTCAGATGAAATACAAATAACACCAAGATATTTTTGTGTTGGTTTATCTTTGACAATAAAGTTTAGATTACGACCAATATTGGAATTGTTCTTCATTGTAGAAGAAAAGGTGCGAATACAATTCCACAATTCAGGTAAGTCATCTTGTTTATTAGCATACACCAGTTCAGGTTCTAATGCCAAGTATGCTTCAGGATCATTTGGTATCCAAAAGTTGTTTTTAATTTCTTGGATTGCTCGGCGCTGACCTTCATCTTCCAATAATCGTTCTTCACCCCATAGAGTTTGTGATACGATAGAAGGATATTTTTCCTGCACCTCACACCACTTCTGAAATAAGGTATATTCTTTCACATCCATTTGTGAAACATAACCTAATTCTTTAATGGTCTGCTCACGCAGTTCATCTTCTGTAAACTTTAATGGTTCAATTGGCGTTTGTTCTTGCCATTTTTGCCATTGTGTTTCTACATCATCTTTTGGATCAAAGCTGTATGCCATTGCCTGTCTTTTTATGGTTACGAACTGCTTTTTTAACTACCTTTTGTTGTTTTCTTTTAGCCATCTGTAATGAAACGGGACCAACATTGTCAATGAATTTTTTACCATTCATATGTTCTAATTCATGGACAAAACATCGAGCAGTTATTCCTTTTAATGTTGTTTGTTGTAACTGCCCATGTTCATCGGTATACTCAACGACAGCTGATTCTGGTCTTGCTATTTTAAGATATAAACCAGGATAGGAGAGGCAACCTTCATCCATTTTGATAACATCATCCGAAACCGATATTACTTTAGGGTTAATACAAGCCATTTGAAAATCATCAGTACCAATTACAAACACCCTTTCAAAAACGCCACATTGATTAGCAGACAACCCAATACCACCATAGAGTTTTCTGGTTAATTGTAATCTCTTAATCAAGTTTGACATATGTGGATTTGGTAAAGAACCTTTATACTCAGGCATTTCAACAGCTAACATTGGATGATCACCTTCATATAAAGGCAATCTGTTTATAGGTTCTTCTACTATACCAAGGCCAGTATCAATTTTTAAAATATCACTCATTTTTTAAACACCCACCTTTCTGCAAAGCTTTTAGCTTCTTCTTCTGTTTTGAACCAAGCATTTTGATGATAATCACTAGACGCTTCAAACATAATGATCTGATAGGTACTATCATTACAAAGTAAAATATCTACTGTTCTTTCATAACCATCAGTAATACGAATTTGATCTTTTGTCATTTTACAATCCTCGAAAAGTTTTTCTCTTTAGCAAAACGAATTACATTTAAAAATTTGTCTTGCAAAATATCTCCTTTGTGAGAGATAACAAATAAGTTTACACCTTCTAACATATGAAGTATCTTCATTAGTTCTTCTGTACCGTTAGAATCAAGGCTAGAATCAAATGTTTCATCAAGTATTAATAGATTGGTATTAGATGAATTCTTTAATTTGGCTACAGCACGCCAAGTCAACATCAATGCCATATCAATTCGTTGTTTCTCACCTTCACTAAAGTTGTTATAAGTAAATTCATCACGATGCCTAGATTTAATTGTTTCTTTAAATGATTCATCGAGGTTAAAGTTGACAAAGAAATCTAATGACGCTAAATACTTATTGACCAATTTATTAATAATTGGCAAATACTGTTTTACAATCTTTGTTTTAATGCCAGTATCTTTTAATAAATTACTTGCGACTTCATAATATGTCCGTTCTTCTATTAATTCTTTTAAGTTTGATTGCAGTTCTAACAAGAAATCTTTTAGTGCTTTCAGGGTTTGTTCTTCTTTCTCTGATACTACTTTAGATTCTTTTAACTCATCCACTAATTTACTTAAACGAGCAATCAGTTTATTTGTTTCGTTAATTGTGGTATTATTTGTTGCAATCTCTACTTGTTTTTGTTGAATCTGTTTTTGTTTCTCATTGATTTCATTCAACTTCGATTGTTCTTCATTTAGTTTTTCTTCTAACTGCGAAAGGCCGTGTTCGCACTCAATAACTTTGGTGTTGAGGGTTGCAAGCTCTTCCTGTTTAAAAGAACTGGCGATAGCTTGCCGACATGTTGGACAATCGTCATGCGATTGAAAGAAACTGATATCCTTACGAAATTTGGATAGATTCGTTTCAATCTGCGATTCAAATTTTGTAATTTTCTTAACCTTAGCCTCTGTTTCAATTTTACTCGCAACAGCCAATTGGAGTTCTTCTGTTTCGGTGGTAAGGATTGCAACATTGGCGAGTAAGTTGGATATGGTATCGTTGTGGCTTTGTATCTCCTCAGCATATTCATTTACCTTATCTTCATTGTTTTGTTTGAGTTCTTCAATATGCTTCTTCTGCATATCATATTTTTGTTGTGCAAGATCTATCTCATGTTTCTTTTCTGAAACCAAATCTTTATTATTAGATAGTTTATCTTTCACCAAAGAATTCATTGTGGAAAAGATTTGAATGTCTAACAAATCTTCAATGATGGCTCTGCGATCAGAAGCCGACAACTGCATAAATGGTGTAAACGAAGCACTACCAAGAATTACAATCTGAGTAAATGACTTGTAATTTAATTTTAAAATAAACTTCTCTAAAAACTCCTGATAGTCACGGCTTGCAGCTTCTTGGTTGATTAAATCGCCGTTACAATATATTTCAAAAACATTTGGTTTAATACCACGAACAATACGATAGTTCTTATTGTTGGTATCAAATGCAACTTCAACTACACAATCTTTGGTGTTGATTGAATTAACAAGTTGTGGTTTATTAATATTACGAAATGGTTTACCAAATAGACCAAAACACAACGCATCAAGCATCGTGCTTTTACCAGAACCATTTTCACCAACAACCAAAGTATTGGTATTACCAGACAGGTTAATTTCTGTCCAGTAATTGCCAGTGCTTAATAAATTTTTCCACTTTAAATTACGAAATAATATCATTCAGCCACTTCTGTGTTTAATGCCTCAACATATAACTCACGCATAATATTTTTAAGCTTATCAGATTCCACATCTAATGTCAAGTTATCAATATACTTGGAAAGAATTGTCATGGTATCTTCTGCTTGATCCACAATGTCTTGATCAGTATCAATAAGAACATCACTAAAATCTTCTACGATGGATAAATCAGCAACACCTGCTTTGTAAATGTTATCTACTACATGATCAAACAAATATGGGTTCTGTTTGTTTAGTACCACAATTTTAACATAGGTATTTTTAAGTGCATCAAAATCATATGTTTTCCACCAATCAAAATCAAATGCAGTATCATCATATGATACCTTGTTAAACATTGTAAATGGGTTACGAACAAATTCTAACTGCCGTGTTTTTGTATCAAATATATGAAAACCTTTTGGGTCATTGTAGTCGGACCATGTCATCTCATAAGGTGTACCAACATATACAATATTGTGGTCAGATGATTTATGGTGAAAATGACCAGACAAAACAATATCATAACTCTTTAATAAGTCTTTGTCAATCCCTACTTCTGAAACATTACCACGATCCATTTCAAAACCAGCAATTTCAAAGTGACCAAAGGCTATTTGTGAACTAGATTCTTTTATTTTCTGTAGTATTTCTTCTGCATTTTCATCACACATCCAAGGCACAATATCAATGGCAACACCATCAAACTCTACAGTTTCAAATTCTCTATAATATTTGACATTGTTATATTCATTCAACAAAAGGCCAGTTGAATTTACTTCTAGCGTATTTTTAAATGCTACATCGTGATTACCAAGAAGTGTGAAAACAGCAATGTTTAATTTTTCGCACTTCTCAAAAAAATATTTGCGGCACAAATAAAGGCTATTGAAATTGATATATTTCCTTCGGTCAAATAAATCACCCATCTGAAATATATCAGTAACTTTATTTTCAACTAGGTACGGAAAAAATACCTCATCATAGAATCGTTCAAAGTATTTGTGGAAGTCTAACG